CTATTTTTCTTGCGCTAATGGCATCCACGCCGGATCGATGAAATCCCCCTTTTGGATGGCTTTGCCGGGGCCCGAGAACGGCAGCAAGAGTTCCATCTGATCGGAGGGCTTCTTGGTCTTGGGCTGCCGGCGGACGATCGGCACAGGCTGAGGTAGTGGAGGAAGTATCGGGCGCCGCCCTTCCAGGAGATCAGCCACCGTTGCAATTTGGATGCGCGGAATGCGGCCGTGGGCCGATTTCTGGACGAAGCCAGCAGCGGCAGCCTCGGCGACCATCGGAGCGGTCGGTTCTGCGAGGGTGACGAGGATGCCGATTTCCGCTCCTTCACGCTCAATGACGCCACGGAGATCCCGGATTGCTGTGACGGAGACGTTCTCCCCACCTTTGACCGAAATGATGATCTCGCCGTGACCGAAGGGCCCATTGTGGAAGAAGACCCTACCGTCGATACCGCGATCCGCACCCTTCTTCGTCTCCCGATAGCTCTGGGCGCCGAGCAGCCAACAGCCCCACCATTGGAACTGATGCTTGTCGCGCCGAGCGAGCTCGATCGCACCTTCCAGATCAATCGGCCGGCCGTGAATGTCGTATTTTGCCTGCGGATGGCTCTTCTTCAGACGTTGCTCAATTAGCGTCACGGCATAGTGCGTGACATCGATGCCGATCCAGTTCCGGCCGAGCTGTTCGGCGGCTTCGACGGTTGTCCCGCAGCCGCAGAATGGATCAAGTACGACATTCCCCGGTCGCGTTGCGAGCTTCAAGATGCGATCGAGAAGAGTAAGCGGCTTCTGGGTTGGATAGCCAAGACGCTCTTGCGCTTGGCTGTTGAGCGGCGGAATGTCTGTCCAAACGTCGCCGAAAGGTAATCCTCGTTGCTGGTCCAGATACCGCTTGAAGCGAGGAACGCGACCAGGCCCGGTTTGGACAACAAGACCCTCGTCGTACGCACGCTGCATTCGCTCCTTCGTCCACCGCCAAACGCGCGTCATCCCGAGAAATTCATAGGTGAGGTTGGGCCGATTTCTGTTCGGATTAAGTAGATCTCCGAGCGTGTAACGCCTGCCGTCGGGGTCGCAGTTCGAATATTTTGACATGACGGACGCAGGCAAGTCATCGGGATCATATGCTGAGAACATTGCATCGGCGTTCCAGGTCGCACCATTGCCCATCTGGTAGGCCAAAATCACGTCGTGGTTAGTTGGCAGGCGGGCTGTCATCAAGCTCTTGCCAGTCGACCGCTGCCAGATCACTTCGTTCCTAAAATTCTCTCCCCCGAAAATCGCGTCCAACACGATTTTCAGGTAGTGGCTCGCGGTCGGATCGCAGTGGAGATAAAGGCTCCCCGTCGGTTTCAGGACGCGCTTCAATTCGATCAGGCGTACTGCCATCATCACGACATAGGCCATCAGGCCGCAGTCCCCGAGCCAGCTGCGCATGCCTTTCGTCAGAAGAGCGAGATCGCCCCCACCTTTCATGATGTCATCAACCGCTTCTTCGGCGCTCTGACCCCAAGACCAACTGTCCCGGAATGCCTCAGCCTGCGCCTCCGACGCTGCACCCTTGCCGTCCTTGAACAGAAGGCCGTAGCTAGCGTTCGAGTTGAAAGGGGGGTCGAGGTAGACGAGATCGATACTCTGATCGGCGACGTGCTCACGCAAGACCCGAAGATTGTCACCGAAATAGAGCCTATTCATTCTGGGCCCTCCCGGGTCGTCAGAATGCTCGCATTTTCCTCAATTTTTCTTAATTTTACCCCTCCCGTGATGATCACCTCGCGGCCTGTCGTCGGCTTGCCGGAGCAGGTGTAGTTGAAGCTCACGGCCTCGATCTCGGCCCAGCCGAAGATGCGCCGCACCTCGGCATGATCGTTGAGCGTGAGGATGAAACGGCCCTGCAGCGTCCGGAGCCGCTCCGAGAGCGCCTCGAACTCCTCACGGCCGAAGAGCGGGCCGTAATAATCCTCGACGCCATAGTATGGCGGATCGAGGAAGAACAGCGCGTAAGGCCGGTCCCAGCGGTCGATGAAGGCCCGCCACGGCAGGCACTCGATATAAACGCCGGCGAGGCGCGCATGGGCGGCTTCGAGCAACGGCACAAGGCGCGTCAGATCGAACTTCGCCGGGTCCGTTGTCGAGATGCCGAAGGTCCGGCCGGCGACCTTGCCGCCGAAGCTCATGCGCTGGAGGTAAAGGAACCGCGCGGCGCGCTGGAGATCCGTCAGGCGCTCCGGGTCCATGCCGACGAGGCGTTCGAACTCGGCGCGGCTCGCGACCTGCCACTTCAGCATGTCGAGGAATGCCTGGTAGTGGTTCTGGAGGATGCGGAAGAACGTCGCGACATCGCGCGAATAATCGTTGATCGCCTCGGTTTTCGGCCGGCGATCGCGGCGGAAGAACACGCCGCCCATGCCGAGAAACGGCTCGCAGTAGAGCTCGTGCGGGATAGCGTTGATCATCGGCACGAGGGTCTTCGCGAGCACGCGCTTGCCGCCGATATAACCGGCCACCGGCGAGATCGGGCGAATGGGCATCATGCCCGTTTCGGGGTTCAAAGAAGTCATCTTGTGCAGCCTCAAAGAATCACCGCCTTGTCCATGTTGGCGGCGACGTTGAGTTCGCTTTCGTCGGTCGGGGTCTGGACGCCAATCAAGCCCCCGATGGCGTGCCCGCGAGGGCCGCCCCGTCACTTCCCTTTCTTGCCGCCCTCGGGCGCTGTGCATTCAAATTTCGTGATCCAGCCGCCCGAGGCGCCGCTGGTGAACGTGTGTTCGACGGATTTAACCCGCCATTCGCCGCTGATCTCGGCACGGAAGCCGGAAGCGATCAGGTTCGAACCGGCGCCGCCGATCGCGGTTCCCGGCACCGTGAAGCTCACGGTTCCACTCTTTCGCGAAAGGTCCTTTGCCTTCGCTTCGACGGCCTTCTTGGCTTCGGCTTCGGTCTTGAACGGTTCGCGCAGGCCGAAGAGCGGGCCTTCGAGCCCGGTTTCCTTGGTCTCCAGCTTCTTCTTGCCGGTCTTCTGGTCGAGCCAAGAGCCCGAGACCTTGCCATAGGTCGGGCGATCGCCGGGCGTGTAGCTCCAGCCACCCTTCGTCGCGTCGGCCTTCGTCACCGTGACGACGGGCAGCGTCTTGCCGGCAGCATTCTTGCCGGAGCCGCGCTCGGCGATCGCCAGCACATCGCCGGAGATCTTGAGGATGCCGTTTGCGCGGTCGACCAGGCGCGAGAGAAAGTCGAGATCACTTTGCTGGTGACGATATTCGCCATCGGCGTAAGCGGTGCCACCCAGCGCGCCGTCAATGCGCAATGTCAGACCGTTGCGGCCGGCGATCTTGCCGGCGATGTCCTTGAGCGTTGACCCTTCCTTGAAGGTCTCGGAGCCGGTCTCCTTCAGCTTGCGGTTCGCCGCAAGGCTCGTCCCTTTCGCCTGGATGACGACGAACTCGCCCTCGCCGGGTTCGCCCTTGAGTTCGGAGCCGTGCACCTCGAAAGTGCCCATGTCCTTCAGCCCCGTTTCGGCATAGCCAAGCCGCACTTTGAGCTTGGTCCCCTTCTTCGGGACCGGAATGACGTTGCCGCGATCGTCGAGCTCGATCGTCAGCGTGTCGGATTTCTGGCCTTCCTCGTCCTTGATCGTTGCCTTGATCAGCCGCGAATAGAACAGTGGCGAGGCGCCGGAGATCAGCAGTCTCGGGGTGTAGCCGCGCATCGTCATTCGCTCCAGAGCGTGACGTCTTGCGCCGGTTCAATCTCCTCGGCCGACGTCGCCTCGGGGATTTTCACGAGCGTGCCGACGGGCAGGATGGGGCCTTTCGCGGCGAGACCGGGATTGGCGTCGAGCACGGCCGCGACCATGTCTTCGCGGCCGGTGATGTCGAACACGAGCGCATCGAGCGCGATCCGGTCTCCCTCGACCATGACGATCTTCGCGATCTTCATCCGAACAATCCTCCGAGCGGGCCGTCGCCGCCGAACGGTGCCACCTCGCAATCGAAGCCGAGCTTCTTGCCGACGCCGGTTTCGGGATCGAGGTATTCCTGCGTGTCCGAAACCGAGAGGATGACGACAAGGCCATAGACGAGACCGACAAGGCCGGCGCTCATGCCGATCAGCGGCACCGGCGTCGCGGCAAGCTGGGTTGCGCGCAGGGCCTCGTATTGGCCGAAGCCCCCGAAATGGGAGTTGAACACCAGCCCTTCGAGCTTGATCGTGTGCTCGCCGTGGCCGGTGAACTGCCGCGCGACATCGCCGCCGAACCGGGGCACCGCCGCCCAATTGGATTTGGTCTCGCGCGTGATCTTCTGCAGCGTCACCGGCAGGATCGAGAACACGTTCGGGCCGAGGGCAAGGAAAGCCATCACGCCACCCCATCATGATGGGCGCCGGACAGGCCGGAGCGCACGGCCGATGCGATCCGGCGCTCCACCGCCCGCGCGGTCGCTTCCGGGTCGGGCGCGCCTTGGATGCTGATCCCGCCGACCTGCACGATCGGGGCTTTGGCCGGGGCTGAAGCGCCGCCACCGGTCGCCGGCCGGCCGCCGCCGCCCGCAGGCGCCGCCGGCGTCGAAACCGTTGCGCGCAGGCTCGCCGCAAAGGCTTGTGCTGCGGCGAGCGCCGGCCCGGTGCCGGCCGAGAACCCTTGCGCGAAGCTCGCCGCCGCGCGGTTGCCCTCGGCCGAAAGGTCCATCGAGAGCTTGTCCTTGATCGCCGCGCCGGTTTTTGCGGCTTCGTCGCTCACCTCGCCGAGCTTGGATTTCAGGGCGTCGATTTGCCCCCGCAACACGTCGACATTCCAGAACTTGCCGGAGGCATCGTCACGAACGACTTGCCGGTTCCCCGCGCCTGCGAGGAGAGCCTCCAATCGGGCGAGTTCCGCCCGCCGCTTCTCGATTTGTCCGGAGAACGGCTTGTCGATCTGCTGAAGCCCGCCCTCGATGTTGGTCATGTCCCGGCCGGCGGCTTGCCCGGCTGCGCGGCGCGAACGGGCGGCAAGCTCCGCGTTCGAACGCGCTTCCTCTTCCTTTTTCCCAGCCTCGATCGAGAGGCGGGCGCGGTCTTCTTTCTTCTTGGCATTCTGGGCCTGAATGCGCAGCAACGCGGCTTCGTCGCCCTGCTTTTTGGCGAGTGCTTCGGCATCAGCGGCGGTTCCTGCAGAGGTCTCCAGTTGCTTTCGGGCACCGTCCTTTGTCAGCTTTTTGCCGAAAAGGAATGCGCCGAGCCAGTCGTCCCAGCCGGGGCCGCGCGCTTCGCGTTCCGCCGCGTGCTTCTTCATATATTTTTCGGCCGTCGGCGCGTTCGGGTCGCTCGGCTTCTGGCGCTGATCGATGCGTTCCTTCAACTCATCATACTTCTGGATCAGGCTCTCGATCGCGTTGTTGATCGGCGGCAGCGCCCAGCGCCCCATCCGGTCGCCAATCTCGCCGGTCAGCGATTTGAGCCGCTCCAGATGGTTCGCCGTCGTCTGGAGCTCGATGCCCAAGGTCTTGTCGAGCGAGCCCTGCCACTTCCCGCTCTTGAGATATTCGAGCTGCTTCCTGAGTTCGGGCAGCGCCTGCGCGGCTCGGCTGGTCTCGTCCCACCATTCCTTGCCGAAAATCTTGATCGCGGCCGTCGCGCCCTCCGGGGCCTTCTGCAGGCGATCGAAGATATCCATCATCGTGGCGAGGGCATCCGTCTTCATGCCCTTCGCGACTTTCTCGGCGTCGAGGCCTATCAGCTTCAGCCCTTCCTTCGCCTTCTTCGAACCATCCTCGATCGTGCGCAGTCCGCCGGTGAAGGCCGCGAACCAGCGCGCCGCGATTTCGGGTTGAAGGCCGGTTGAACGCACGGCCGTGAGTGCGGCGAGGCTGACGTCGAAGCTCACGCCCGCCGCCTTCGCCGCCGCGCCGGCGCGGCCGAACATCTCGACAATGTCGCGCTCCTTCGCGGCCGAGTTGTCGCCAAGGCCGTTGATCTTTTCGGCGAGCTTCTCGATTTCCGCGATCGTGAGCTGGGTACCGGTCTTGATTTCGGCGAGCTTCTGCGAGGCTTCCTGCGGGCTCATGTCCCATGCGACGGCCGCTTTTGCCGTCATGCGCATGAAGCGCTCCAGATCCTGAAACGCGATGCCGGAGGCGCCAGCCTCGGCCGTCAGTTCCGCGACCTGCGCGCGGGCAAGACCGTAATCGGTCGCGATGCGATTGATTGTTTCTTCAAGGCGCTGGAAGCCGGCCTCATCCGGGGCGTCGACCTTCTTGCGGACGGCCGCCATCGCCTTCTCGAATGAGATCGACTGCCCGACCGTCGCGCGCACCGCGCCCCGCACGCCGTAATAGCCACCAAGCGCGACTGCGGCGCGTCCCGCCCCGGCGAGGACGGTATTCCCTGCCGCGCCGCCGGCGACCTTGCCCGCGCCGAGGATCGCCTGTTCGCGCTTGAGCTGACGGAGCGCGCCCGTCGCCTCGCGGGCGGAGCGGCCGTAGCGATCGAGCCCGGCCGCATTCGGGCCGCGCGTCGAGGAGAGGCCCTGCATCTCGCCCTTGAGGCCGCGCAGGTCGCCCCGGATCTGCCCGATGCCCCGACCGAGCAGGTTCTTGAGCTGAAGGACGAGAGAGACCTTGAGATCGGACATCAGCCGGCTTCCTCATTCCAGGCGAGCACCTCGTCCCACCACATCGCCAGAACGGCCGGCAGCGGCGTTGCGAAGTTCGAGGCAACGGCGGCGATATAGGCGCGGGCGTTCCTCAGCCCCCGGCGTCCGCCGCCGCGTTCAGCGCTCTTTCGAGCGCGGCGACGAGGCCGGCCGGCATGAAAGGGAGCGCGGCCGAGGCCACCCTCCCGGCATCGTCGGAGGAGAGCGCGTCGAGCACCTCGATCGTCGTTCCGGCCATGATCGCGACGACATGGCGCGTCAGGGTCTCGTCCGAAACGTCGGCGCCGATCGCGTCGACAATCCGCACCATCTCGCCGGCAGTGAGACGCCGGATCACCAGCGTACCGAGCCACTCGCCCTCGACCTCCAGCGGGTGAAGGAGCGGCACCGTCACGCGGTGCCGGTCGGGGTCGGCGAAACCGATCCTCGGCCGCTCACCGGCCGGTGTGGTTTCAGGCGCCGGCGACGGGAATTCCTTGTCCCAAGTGCCCACGGCTCACCTCAGAGGCCGAGGGCGGCGTTGACGTCCCCGCGCGTCAGCACGTTGCCGCCGCGCCGGAAATCGAATTCGTGGATGATCTGACCGTTGCGGATATGGCGATACATCTGGATCTCGGAGACCTTGTATTTGGAGCCGATCAGCTTGCCGCCCTCCATCTGGTCTTCCTCGGCCGAGATCAGGCGACCGCGCACGTTGATGATCGTTTGATTGACCGGGCCTTCCTCGAACCGCCCCTTCGACGCCTTGTAGGCCGAGAAGTTCTGGACGGTGCCGGCGCCGAACCCAAAGAGCTTCAGCGTCTCGATATCGTCGCCCACGGTCTCGAACTCGAACATCAGGGCTTCGAGCCCCATGCCGAGCTCGATCTCCATGTTCGAGAAGCCGGGGTGGAATTTCTCGGTCTTCTCGGTGAGCTTGCCCGTGGTCAGATGCTTGAGCTGGAGGCTCTTGTTGACGTTCTGGGCGAAGAGGTTGAACCCCTCGTAGGTGTAGAGATCATTGGCCATGGCGTTGTCTCGTCAGTTGCGAAAGATCAGGCCGCCGAGGCGGTGTTGCGTTCGAGGAGCTTGAGGATGTCCTGCGCCAGAACCTCGTAGTAGAACGGGTTGCGGTGCGAGCCGAAGATCAGGTTTTCGAGCGGCGAGGCCGGCTCGGCGTCGAACTCGACGCGCAGGATGCCGGACTGAAGATCGGCGTAGGAGTTGACCGCCTTGTCGAACCAGGCCCGCCCGCCGATGATCGCCCCGACGGCCCGGAGCGAGGCGAGGAAGGTGTCGACGCTCTCGATGATCGCGACGCCGAGGTGCGCGCTCATGTTCTGATCCATCGCCCAGCGGAACGCCTTGACGATGCTTTCGTGGATCGCGTCCATGGTGATGACGACATTGACGAACATGTCGTTCGCGTCCCCGGTGCCGGCGACCGGGTTGTAGCCGAGGGTGCGGTTGCCCCAGAGCAACGTGCGCTCGATCACCGTCGCGAGGCCGCGCTCGTTGAGCCAGTTGGCTTCGTGATCGAGCTCGCCGTCGTAGAACGAGACCGGACGCGAGATCCCGGCGATGCCGCCGATCGTCTGGTTCGAGGGCGAGAAATACGGCCCGCCCTTCTCCTTCCACTTCTTGTTGAAGAGCGCGGCGGCACGGCCGGCGAGCGGCCGGTTCACATAGACACCGTTCTCGAAGACCTTGCCCATCGGCGTCACGGCATAGATGCGCTTCTGGGCGCTGAAGTCCTGCCGCCACGTGTAGGCGGCGTCGCGGCTCGATGCGTCGGCGTCCGCGACGATCATGCCCTTGAGGCGGGTTGCGATACCGATCAGTTCGTTGACGGCGGGGTTCGCCCCGTCGGCGATCCGCATGTCGGTGTAGCCCGGCGCGATCAGCAGGCGCGGCTTGGTGCCGGTGTGACTCTCCGCACCCTTGAAGGCATGGACGCCCGTGAGGTTCGCGCCCGAGCCGACGATGTTGGTGAGCGTGCTTTCCAGAATGGCCTGCGCGTTCGCGCCGGCGCCCTCGGCCACGCGCACGATTACGACCTCGGAGACGATGCCCTGATCCTCGATCGCATCGAAGATATCGGCGACGTTGCCGCCAACGCCGGCGGCGGTTTTCTTCGCGGTATCGTCGCTGAAGAACGAGACCGGCTCGTTGAGCGGGAACACGTCAGCATCGGCGTTCGGTGCGACCATGATCGCGCCGATCGGCCGCATGTTGGCCAGCGCGATCGGGCGAGGCGTCGTGCCGGCCTGGATGACGCGGGCACCGTGGTTGAAATCGACTGCCGGCATTGTGTGCCTCTTCCGGTTCGGGTTCGCTCTTGACGAAAGCGGTTTGACGGGAGGAGGCTACGAGGGTGACGAAACAAAAAGGGCTGCGACGCGCGTCGCAGCCCTTTGTCGTTCAATGGCGGTTGAAAGCCGCTATTTCGTCTCGGCGACGTCGTAGAGCCGGTCGATATCCGCCTCGGTGGCCGGGAGCAGCGCCGCTGCAATCGCCCAGACCGGGCTCGCGCGGAGGTATTCGGTTGCATACTCCCAGTAGTCCTTGACCTCCTGCGGCGTGTCCGGATGGGCGACGAGGGCCTCGATCGCCGGCCGGATGCCGAGCTCGTTCGCCGCGAGGCGGATCTGCACGGCCGAGACCTTGCGATTGGCCCGCCGCTCGGCCTCCCGAGCCGCCGCCACATCGGCTTCGGTCTTCTCGCGTGCCTTCTTCTCGGCCGCCGTCTCGGCGCGCGGTTCCATCGCCCAGCCTGCCGCTTCTGGGTCGAAGTCCAGCATGTCGATCTTGATCGCGGTCAGACGATCGACGGCTGCCTCCGCAGCCGTCTTGTCGATGATGTCCGAGAGCTTGACCATCCGCACGGTCTGCCGGCCATCGATCGGGGGCGGGGCGGATTGGTCGAACCACGGCCCCGAGCCGAGCCAGTTTGCGACGATCACAATCGCGCCGTCTCGCAACAGCGCGGCCGACATTGGCGGGAGTTCGGTCCCGCTTTCCGGCAGATCAACGAGAACCGCGCCGTCCGGCAGCGGCTGGCCGACGATCTGGCCGGCATTCGAGACAAGGCCATTGAAGCCGGGCGTGACGATAATCTTACCCATTTCGGGCTCCTTAGGTGTTGCGGAAGATGACGTAGAACATGCGGACGGTGCCGGTCGGCGATCCGCCGCCTTCGTCGGTGATATTGACCGTGCATCCCCCGGTTGACTTGGAACTCAGCGACAAGTTGGTCGACGTGCCGCCCGAATTGTCACCCGACCCGCCCCAGCCGCCATAACCGGCGACTTCATAGGACGTGTCCGGCTCGGCAGAGGCGAATGTGATCGCCGCCGATGCTCCGGTCGCGCGCCCGACCGCGACGATCTTCCTGCCGACGCCGAGCTCCGAGAGGGCCTTCCAGGCCGGCACGCCGGAGGGATTGCCAGTCATGACCTTCGTCGCGACGCCGGCGTCGCCGGCCAGGCTCAACGGCCCGTTGATCGTGAGGCCCCCGGATGTCTCCAGCGCGCGGCTGGACATCTCCGCATTTTCGGCGTCATTGAGATGGCCGATCCTGACCGCGCCGGAGCCCGGCGTGACGTAGATCTGGACCTTCTTCGCGTCCGCCGCGTTGCCGGTCGCCTCAAGGAGCAGCTTCGGATAGGCGCCCTTGCCGATGCGCACATCGTCGCGGACAATTGCTATCCCGGCCACATCAAGCTTGCCGGCCGGCGTGCTCGTGCCCAGGCCGACATTGCCGGCACCGTCGATCCGCATCTGCTCGCCATCGGCGATCTGCAATCTCAACTCGCTCGAGTTGATCACGAGCGGCACTGTTGCCGTGATCGGGTCGTTGTAGCTGTCGATCCGGTTCACGCCGCCCGATTGACGCAGATACACCTGCTGGCCACCCGAGGTGGCGCGGAAGCCCGGCGCAGCGATTTCTCCCGTCGCCGTGCCGCCGATCAGGCGGAGATAGCGGTCATCATGCAGGTGGTCGGTGTTGCTCTTTCCCGCCAGCAGCACGGCGGTTTCCGCCTCGGTGAAATACCGTTCGTCGTGATCGTGCGGTTCGGGAAGAAACTCGGCAGGCGGGTCCTGAATTTGAGCCCAGAGGATCGAGGTATCCTCAAAGGTGAGAACCACCCAATCGGCGCCGTTCCGCTGATACCAGGCGCCGTCCGCCACGAGACGGATGACGGATTTCTCAGGCGGCTGCTTGTAGATCCACGCGCCGGCGACGCGCTCGACCAGCCAGCCGCCCTTGCCGACGAAGAGCCCCGCTGCGCCGGCGTCGATCGCGTAGAGCGAACCGTCGGCCGGTTCCGCCGGCGGTTCCGTCACGAGGCCATCGACGGTGATATGCGGCGCGCGCGAGAGCTGCAGGGTCGCATTGTCGGAGGAGCCGATCGGCAGCACGGCCTGTTCGGCGGCTGTGGCCGAAAAGACGATCGTGATCGGGAGCGGCCCGGAGCCGTTCGCCGGCGCCGCGATCTTTTCCGTCGACGGGTGCTGCGAGATGATGAAGAGCTGTTCGGCGCCGACTTCACCGATCAGCACGCCGACTTCGCGCACCGTGAAGCCCCCGACCTCGGCCGGCACCACGGCCTGAAAGATCACGCGATCATCTGTCCGGGCGACGGTCGCATTGCCGCGCCAAACCTCGTGCACAAGCCCGACCTGCGCTTCGTTCGGCACATAGGTGGCGCCGTTGCCATCGCCCACCGCGATCTTTGCGGAGGGGAAGCTCTGTGCGTTCGCCACGGCCGCCGCGAGCTGGGCGCGGCCCTGCGTCGTCATGATGGTGATACTGCTCATGCTTCAATCTCCTCGCAAAGCCGGGCACAGAACCGGCTTCCACTTCTGTTGGCTTTGCTCACTGGACCTCCAGCGGCGCGCCGGAGCCCGGCTGCACCCAGACATGCGGCGAAAATTCGAGTTCAAGATCGTCGGGCGGGACCGCGAGCACCGCGCCACCGCCTCCCAGGAGACCGACGCCGACCGTGAATGCGAGAGCCTCGACATGCCCGGCCAGAAGTGAGAAGGCGCGGCTCTTCGGTTTGGCGCGCGTAATGAGATGCCGGAGCAACGCCTGCTCGGGCACCGGCATCGCGGCCTCGTTCTCGCCGAGGCGCAGCGTGACGGCGAAGGTGCCGCGTCGCGCCGGCGGCGAGAACTGCCACCATTCGGTGATCGTGAAGGCGCGCGCGGTGTAGCCGGCGGCCGTCTCGACGGCGGCGCGGGTTCCTTTCCGGCGATGATAGGCCGGGCTCTCCGCGATCGCGCGGCGACGGCGCACTTCATCCCAGCTGTCGTCCCAGAAGTCGACGGAGAGCGCAAACGCAAGGAACGGGAGGAGCGGAGCCGGGCAGCGCCAGGCATCCCACACCCATTCGATCGGTCGCGTGTCGATCGCGCGGATCGGCGCGAGGACTTCGGCGAGCGCATGTTCGCGTCGGCGGTGATTGGAGGGGACGAGCGCCTTCGTCATGCGAAGCCTCCCGTTGCCGCGATCTCGGTTGTTACGGTCAGGGTGCCCAGTCGCGGCGCTTTGAAGAGGTGGGCCGTCACCTCGGCAGCGAGCGGCTCGAACGTGGGCGTGCCGACGCCCGAAAGAGCCTCGGCCGTGTAGCCGGCATGGGCCGGGTTGATATCCGCGACCGGCGCCGTCACCAGCACTTCGACGATGTTGATGTCATCGCCATAGGCCCGGCCGGCGATCGTATCGCGCAGGATGCGGCGACCGATCAGGTTGACCGGGCCTTCGAGATCATCGCCTATCCAGCGCGTCAGCCCCTCGCTATAGGCCCGGATGCGTTTCTCGGCGGCCGCGCTGACGACGGCCGGCGAGGAACCGGCCCGGACGCGCAGGGTGACCGCCGCGTCGTAGGCAAGCGGAGTGGCGCTTTCGACGGTGACGAGATCGCCCATCGGCCGAAGCTCGCGGCGGTTCAATTTGCCTTGAACAAGGGCGAGCAGCTCGGGCGAGGCCGTGCCATCGCCGAGGCGGGAAAGCACGACGACGCGGATGCGCGGCGCAAGGCACACGCCTTCATCTTCCGAGTACACCGCGACGTCGAGGACGTCGCCGGAGGCCGAGAGCGCCCAGAACAGATAGGCGCCTTCCGGCCCGCAGGTCGACCAGCTCTCGGGGCTGAGCGCGATCCGCTCGCGGAAGGTCTCGTCGTCTTCAAAAACCGCCGGCGCGGTACCGCTCGCGGGCTTGACGACACGCCGGGTCAACCCGCCGAAATAGGTCATGGCGAGGTGATCGAGCATCGCGCCGGTCGCGCCGGCGAGCGTGATCTGTTTGATCCGATCGTTGACGGTGCCGCGCAGCATCCGCTCCAGCTCGGCCGCGACCCGCAGCTGAGCAGTCACCGGTTCATGTTCAAGCGCGAGCGTGTCGATCGCCGGTTGATCGCCCCGGATGGCGTCCCACGCTGCGACGAACAGATCCTTGTTGCGCAGGAGATACGTTTCGACCGCCAGCGTTTCGAGAATGTCGGGCAGCGGGTAGAGCGCGAGGTCGATATCGGAGAAACGGGACATCAGATGTCCTCCCCGAAAGTGGGACCCGGTTTCAGGGCGAGAGGACAGGCCGACATCACGCGGCCTCCCGCACGGGCAGCGTGGTGCTGCCGGTTTCCTTGACCGAGTAATCGCCAAGGTGGCCGTTGGGGTAATAGTCACCCGTGAGGACAAGGCCGATCTGGCCGATGCTGTTCAGCCCGACGAGCCGGATCGAACGCAGCCGGAAGCCCGGCTCTCCCCAATTCGGGTTCGAGGGGGCGAGTGCTTCCGCGATCGCGACATAGAGGCGGATCACAGCCTCGGCTGTCATGTTCTCGTCCTGAAGCGCGGGGACGCGCGAGCCGATGCGCCGGCGCAGCACGAGCGTGCCCGGCCGCGTCGTGAGGGCGCGGCGGATCACCATCTGGCAATGGTCCCACCCCGTCACGATCTTGCCGGTCGCCTCGTCCATCCCCGCGCGCATGGTCAGTCCTCGCCGGCCTTCCCGTCCGTCTTGGTCGAGGGAAGCACCTTGGCTCCTGCGGGCGCCTTGACGAGTTCGATGTTGCCGCGCGCGAGATCGTGTCCGGCTTCGCGCTCGGTGAGCGCGATTTTGCCGTCCTGGACGCGCTTGCCGGCGACCCATTCGATATCGGGCCGCGTGACCGAGTAGAGCTTCTTTTCCATGTCCTTCTCCTTCAGTTCGCCGGCACGTCGGTGTTGTCTCCACCCGGCACAATGCCGCCGTGGACGTGATCCTTGCCGGTGTTCTTGCCGTCGTGCTTCTGGTGGCCGCCGGTCTGGTCGAAGCCATCGGGTGTCACCGAAACCGTGGTGCCGCCGACCTTCAGCCGGATCTCGCCGTCCCGGATCGCGAGAGAGGCGCTGCCCTCGGAAAGAACCCGCGCGAACCCCTCGTCGCCGGCGGGCTCGCCGCTCTCGTCGGTCGGGCCATAGGGGATGGCGCGCGAATGCCGGCCGATCTCGCCATTGGGCGAAAGCAGCGCCATGGTCTCGCCGATGACAGGCCGATTGCGCTCCTTGTGGCCCGCACCGTTCGCGCCGGCCGAGTTCGCGCGTCGCACGAGCGGCGAGCGGAACGGTTCGCCTGTCGAGGCGTCCTTCTCGTCGAATTCGAGGCGCACCTTGTCGCCGGAGACTTCGACGACGCGGCCGATCATGACCGCGCTGGCGAGGCGTCGGCGCGTATCCTCAAGATCGGAGCGCAGGGCTCGGATGATCTCGGCGAGGTAATCGGTGGCGCTCATGGCTGACCTCCCGACCAGCCGTCGATCACGGCCTGTTCGTCCGGGGTCGGCTGGCCGTCATTCGCGAGCCAGTCCTGCGGAGCGCCCGGCCGGGGCGCGCCGGCGCCGGTGGCGCCCGTGAGGCCCATGGTCTCGGCCGGCGGCTCGACGATGCGATAGAGCATCTGCCGGAACGAGACGGCCGCCACGGCGAGCCCCTTCGTCTCGATCGCGGACGAGAGCACCGGGCGGCATTCGATGTCGCCGGGCGGCGAGCACATGAGCTGGCCGAAGGTCGCATCGTCGAGCGCCGCCGCGAGGACGATCGTGCGATCGATCACATCCGCATCGGCCGATGTCGACGGTGCGGCCTTTGAAGCGATCGCGACCACGATCCAGATCTCGCAATCCTTGCCGCCATCGGCGCGCGACACGAGCCGGAAACGCGGCAGGACGAGGAAGGCGGCGGGCGAATTGAAGCTCGTCCGCGTCACGTCCTCGGCATCGACGAGATCGAGCTGGCGCCGGCATTCCTTCACCAGCGGCTTGCCCGTGTGCTGGAGCGCCTCGACCCATGCCTCAATGGCGTTGAGATGATCGGAAAGCCGGGTCATCAGCCGCCCCCCAGTTTCTTCTGCAGGAACCGGCCGACCTGATCGATCACGTCCTCGGCGTTCTCGGCCGAGAGGCCGAGATAGGGCCGCGCGGGGATCGTCACCTTCCGCGCGAAGATCGTCTTGTTGCCCATGCGGAAGACAAGGCGCTTGGCCTTCTTGGGCTTGATCGTTCCGCCGTGCTGATGGATGCCGGCATAGACGAGGCCGGAACCGACGATCGCGGTTTCCCCAGAGACGAGGTAGTCGATCGAGCGCGCCAGCGCGCCGGATTGATAAAGGATCGGCGTGCCGGAGCGGTTCGGCGGCCAGGCCGCGCCCGAGGGTGCGCGCTTCTCGTTTGTGATGCGCCGGCGCGTCTGCTCCTGCACCATGCGGGCGATGCCTTCCATCAGCTCGCCGGCGGGCAGCGGGTCGAGCCTCGAGAGCGCCTTGTCGACCGCCTCCAGCCCTTCGGCCCGTGCATCGATCGTAAAGAGCGCGACCATGCCTCACCTCCCGAAGAGGCGCGGCCGCGCCGAGAAATAGGACCCGTCGGAAGAGGAGGCGCCGTTCGGCCCCGTCGGTTCACCGATCGGCGAGGTTTCGGGTTCGGCCGTGCCGAGGCCGGCCTTGTCGGTCGCGATGTCCTTCAGCAGGGCGCGCGCGAGCTTGGCGCGTTCGGTGATTTCCTCGGTCAGCCTGTCATGCGTGACCGCGAGACGGTAGCAGGCGAGATCGACGACGGCCGCGCTGAGCGCCGGCGGCACTTCGGTGAGCGGCACCGTGTAGGCGCGGCAGAGGTAAAGCTCGGCTTCGGAGGTCGCGATATCGGCGGCCGTCGCGATCGCCGTATCCGGGTCCATGCCGTCAGGGACGAGCCCGGCGACGAAGGCCGCGCCATAGATCGCCTCGATGTCGGCGCGCGTGATGTAAGCCATGATCGCCTCCGAGGGTGAACGGGTGCCGGTCTTTCCCGGCTGTCATCCGGTCCGTGCCGGCGCACCTACTCGGAACCCCGCCCGCCTAGCCCTTCCGGCATCGGCGGATTTGCCTCGGTTCCTTTCGCTCGGGATCGGCGGGCGGCGGGCTTTGCCCCTACGGTCGTGCCGTCCCCATCAGGTGCTGGAGGCCTCGCGAGCCGTGCCAGACCGCCCTCTGGTTATTCCTTGGTTTCGGCCGGCGCCTCGTAGGGGCGGATCACGAGCTGCGGATCGCCCTTGAGGGCCTCGGCGAGAGTGCGCTTGTCCGCAAGCTTGGTTTCGAGCTGATCGGCCGTGAGGTGCACCGGCGTCGGGCCGAATGCGAACCCGGCACGGCGGCGCGCGGAGATCGCGGTCACCGTGGCGACAAAACGCGGGGCCTCGGTCGCGGCGCCGCCCTCGATCTCGGTTTTCGGTTCCTTGGCCATAAGCGGCTCCTTCGGGTTCGATTGAAACGTCGTTCAAGGAAGCCCCGGTGCATGTCCGGGGCTCGGCTTCAACGGCGCGCCGGTTACGCCAGCCAGGGCGAGGACAGGCTCTCGACAAGGCCCTGCATGATGTTGCTCGCGCCGCCGTTCTTGAGCTGCGCCTTGAGCAATTCGTCCGCTTTGAACTTGAGCGTCGGATGAACGACGAGCAGGTTCGGGAGGATGCCGAGCGGGCGGTCCTCGTCGCCCTTGAGCGAGGTCATCGCGGTATAAGCCGCCTGCAGGTTCGCCTCGGTGAGATCGGCTTTCGATCCGAAGGCCATCTGCCAGAAGCCGAAACCGACATTGCCCCGGCTATCGGTGCCATAGACGAATTCGTCATTCATGAAGACGCGATCGTCGGCGGGATCGTCCTTGGCGACGAACTGCGGCTTCTTGCGCTCCTGGAAGATCAGCGGCTTGAGCGCGCGGCGGGTGTCGAGCAGGAACCACGGCGCGCCGGCGCCAGCCTGCATATTCGAGACCGAACGCTCGACGCGGTCCGCGCCGATCACCGGATGATCGGTATCGAAGAAGAACTGGCCGTCATAGCAGTTGGTGGCGAAACCGTTCTTGAGCAGGCCATAGACCAGCGTGTCCGGGTGCTCGGCGGCTGAGCGGCCCATCTCCTCCATCATCGGCGCGTAGATGCCGAACTGGTCATCCCTGATCTTGTCGGCCGGCACTGAGACGGTGCCTTCGAACTTGAGGTTCTTGATGGTGTAGCCGTGCTGGGCGAGGTTCTTGATCTGGCGTTCGCCGATCCATTCGCGCATGCCGGGGAAAGCCCCCAGCCAGCCGTATTCCTCGGCGGCGGTGGCGGAAGGAACGCGGGTCGCGATCTTCTCCCACATCGGCGCGACGCCGGCGAAGCCGCGCTGGAAGTTGCCCTTGTAGCCGGTGGTGAGCGTGGTGAGGCTCTGGCGGTCGATGATCATGGTTCGGGTCCTGACCTGAAAGGAAAGAACCGGGCGCCGCGCGCCCGGCGCGGGATTAGAAGAACTCGATGAAGACGGTATCGCCGTCGATCGAGAAGACCTTGCCGGCGACCGAGCGGGTGTTGGTGCCCGAGGTCTTGGCCACGGTCTCGTCGTCGACGAGGTAGCAATCCTTGCCGATGTCGGCGGCGACCACCGGGTCATCGGCCTTGTTGGCGAAGCCGAACACGCCACGCCGGACCGGCACGCGCTGCGCGCCATCGGCCCCGCCGGTGTTGTCGATAGTCCGTTCGGCGCGGCCGATCGCCACGAGGCCGAGCGCGGTGCGGCCGGGCGCGGCGACACCGGCATCGTTCACGACGATCGCGCCGGCATAGATCTTGGTATTGGCCTTGACGCCGATCTCCCGGAGGAGGCCGTCGCCGATCTGGATCGAGTTGCGTTCGCGGGAGAGAGCCATGGGGAGCTTCCTTCAGTGGGAAAGAGGGGGAAGGCGCGCCGTCAGCGGGCCTTGATGAACTCGTCCTCGGAGAGGCCCAGCTGGCTGCACATCGCCTTCTCCTCCGGAGAGAGCGCGCCGCCTTCCTTAGCCGGGTCGCCGGCCGCAAGGCCCTTGTCCGCGCCCGGCTTGAGGAAGGCCGGCGAAGAAGCGATCAACGCCTCGACATCGGCGCGGGCGTTGAGGGCGATCTTCACGAAATGGTCGCGGGAGGCCGGGGCGATCTTGCCCTCGGCAATCGCCTTGTCGACGAGCGCCTCGGCCGAGCCCTGCGCCTGCGCCTTCTCGATCTCGGCGAGCTTGCCTTCGGCATTGGTGGCCCGCGTCAGCGCCTGGTCGTAATCGGCACGCGGGACGTATTTCGTCGGCGAGGGCGCCTGCAGCGCGTTGATCGCGGCAACGGCAGCGGCGGTGTCGGCGGTCTCGGGCAGGCCGAGCGCCTTGAGGAGTTCCTTGTCCATGGAAGGGTCCTGTTCGTTGTTGAGGGCGGTGAAGGAGAGGTTCGGGTTGTGCGTGAGGCCCGCCCCGCCGATCGCGAGGATTTCGAGCGGCGCGGAGTTCGGCCGGCAGAGATAGACGGGCGAGTGGAAGCGGTATTCGCGGCCGGCGATCGCGTTCGCGGCGCGCTCGGTCCAGTTGACCCGGCCCCAGATCGCGCCGTCGCGAACTTCGAGCTCCTCGACCCAGCCGGCGGCGGGCGTGTTGTCGCCCGGCTTGCGCAGCTCGTAATCGTGCTCGTAGTCGACGAGCAGCGGCAGGCGTGGTTTCGTCGCGGCGATAATCGCCTCGGGATCGTGGATGACGAAAGAGCGCTTGTCTCGGCCGACGACGAGCCGTCCCTGCGGCCAGAGCAGCACCCATTCCGGGGCGGCGCCCTCGGCGTTGAGCGCGATCGCCTCGACCTTGCCGCGCACGGCGGTACCGAGGGACTTTTCCGAATTGAGGCTGGACAGAAGCGTCATCATGGGGGCACGATGCCCGCATCAGAAACGCGAAAGGGCTGCGACACGCGTCGCAGCCCTTTGCGTTTCCAGTCAACCGGCGCTATATTTCCCCTGCGGGCGAGCCAAAGATACCCGGACTTGTGCCGTGAGGGAGTGCTGCCCCTCCGCCCGCATCATTCCACACTCTCACGTGTTGCGCGCCACCGATCGAGCTGATCGGGGTTCGAGCGGTGCGCGGATGCGAGATAGGTCTCGTTGCTCTGAACCGTGCGCTTGACGGCGAAGCGGTAGAGTTTGCCCTCGATTTCAAGGAAGCTGATCAGCAGCCCTTGGTCCATGAAAGCCTCACCCGCACGGATCGCCTCGGAAACGCCGGCGATGATCTTCGCCGACATTTCGGGGTGGCTCTCGCGGATGTGTGCGGCGCTGTCTCCTGAAAGGCGCACGATCGAGGTTGTCGCGCCGAGCCGCTTCTGACGCGCCGGGGTGAGCATTCCAACGACAGCCGAGAAGCGCCCTTCGGCGTGCCCCATTGCTGAGCGCGGCCTCGCTCCAAGCGTTGCGGTCACATAGTCCATGATCGGATGTTTCACGAGCATGTCGACGGCATTGCGCCGCGCCGCCTCCGGCAACTGGTCGAGCGATGTTTGAAGCCCCTTTGAAAGCGTGCGATCGCGCAGGAGGCCGGGGTTGTGATGCCAGCCCGGATCGATGCCGGCTGGCACGTTCTCGGTCTCGCCCGTGCGCTTGTTGTGCCACTCGCGCTCATCGAGCGGCGGTGCCTTGTCGCGCCCGAATTCCTTGTGCAGCCGGCCGGCCTCGCGATCGCCGATCTGCCGGACCGAGCATTTGCAGTTCCAGCCGTTCGGCGGGTAGTGCGACTGCCACCACGTGTCGCTGACCGGCAGCGTCGTTCCGACCCAGGACAGATGCAGCGGCCGCTTCCGTTCGGATACGCTGGCGACATAGGTGAGCCAGGGCAGGAATTCCTTGTTGCGCTCGACCCGCGCCCATTCGCCGGCGGCATGCGCGGAATGGACATTCGCCCAATAGATGATCTGTAGCCGGCGCGGCGAGCCCAACTGCGCCTTGACCAGTTCGCCGGTTTTCGGGTCGCGCTGCTTTTGTTCGCCCCACCAGCCTTTCTTGCGCAGGATCGGGATCAGCTCGTCCCGGAACCGTTCGTAAGGCACGCGATCGACCACGGCTTTTCGAACCGCGTCGCGCAGGTCGGAGAGGATGTCGAACCCGTGCGTCTTGGCGACGGTGAAGGCGAGCGCATGTTCGCGGGGAGCGATATCGCGCCAATCGAACGTCGGGACACGCGGCCGGCGGTCGAAGTAGTCGACGACTTCCTTGGGCGCGGTCGAGAACAACGGCTTGTCGGTCATTTGGCGTGAGCCCCAGAAACGGCCGCAGAAGGCCCGTGCGCCCGTGAGGCCCCGATGGGCCGCAAATTTCGCCCGCAGCCGCTGACGGCGTTGAAAACCCCTTGAACGCGCGCGTTAGCCGGCCGGGTCACCGGAGACCTCGCCAAGACCGCGCGCCTTCATGGTTGCGAGGGCGACCCGGCGGGCGAGATGGTCGACAGGCAGGTCGCCGGCGAGCCGGTTGAGCGCCGCCTCGAACTCCTCATAGGAACGCGCCGTCCGGGCGGCGTCCGTCACGGCTTCGATGATCGGCGCCATGTCGGGCTCCCACTCCTCCAGCGCGGCGGCGACCAGCTGGTCCCCCTCGTCTTCCGGGTCGAGGCCGGCGGCATTGAAGGCTTTCGCCGGCGCGCCGCAACAGGGGCACCCGTTCATGTGAGGACGGTTCAGCGCCGGCTCGTTGCCCGGATCGAGGGCGGGCTTGCGCGCACCGGCTCCGGTTCCTTCCGGGACCTGCTTTTGCCCGCCCAATAGTTCGGCACCCTCGTCCGGGTCCGCAAAGCCGATCCGGTCGCGGACCTCGCTCATCTGCACCTTGAGCCCGAGCGGCACGAGGTTCTTGAGCGCCTCCGAAATCGCCTTGATGTCTTCGGGTTCGGAAATCGGGAAGCGCAGCTTCGGATAGGCCGCGCGCGGGCCGAAGTTGATATCGACGAAGGGGCGGACGAGATCTCGATCGAGTGTGCCTTCGAGCTGGCGTCCGTCGGCCTTCTTGATATCGGTGCGGACATTCTCGTGCACCTTAGCCTGGGCGAGACTGCCCGAGGTGCCGGCGTCGGCCGTCATCGTCTGGCCGATGATCGCCTTCGAGAGTGCCTTGTCGAGATAGACGGCGAAGCCTTCGAAGGGTTTTTCGGAAAAGCCCTTCGTCTCGACGAACTCGATCTCCATGTCCTTTGGGATGATCGCGGCGGCATCGGCGCCGAGATCCCGCACGGCGCGGAGGAGCACGCGCTTGTCGTCGGTTGAGGCACCCGGTCCGTATTTGCCGAGCCGCAGCGGCATGCCGTGCACTTCGAGAAACGCGGCCCAGTCCTTCAGGCTGTAGGACTTCAGCAGGAAGCTCCAGAGCGCGAGGCGGGCGAGGCCGTTGCGTGCCGGGATGCCCGATTTGAGGCGCGGCACGTGGCGGATGAACTTGAACGGTTCGAGCGGCGCGCCATGGAAATCCGAGAGGACACGCTTGCGCAATTGCTTGCGGGTTTCCGGGTCGAACTGGAACAGGCGCGGATCGTGCCATTCGAAGCGCTCCGGCACCCATTGCCCGGCCTCGACCTGCCAGACGATCTCGGTCACTGAATAGCCCTTGGAGAGCGCGTCGAGGCAATCGCCGATGAGATCGTAGAGATCGGGGTGCTCGGCGATCCGCTCGCGCACGGCGTCGGCGATCGCCACATCCTCGGCGCTGTCCGACGCCGCCTCGACCTGCGGCTCGACCGCCTGAAGCGCCCGCTTGCGGGTGGAGAGAACGGCGGCGAACTGGGTCTCGCGCTCTTCCATCTCCTCGGAAAGCGTCAGGAAGTCGTGCATCTCGCCGAGCGCCGCGTCGCGCAGGATCTTCGCCATGCGCGCCGGCGTGAGGCTCGCGGCCAGGAAGTCATCGAAGGTATCGCGCAGTCCGGTGACGGACGGTCCCATGGCCGGCTTGCGCAGTGCGGCGCTGGAAACCGGATTGCCCCATTGGTCGAGGATCTGTGCCATGTCGTTTCTCCTCAGCCGAGCCCGTCGCGGCGCGAGCCGAACAAGCGGTCACCCGACAAATCATCGTCATCCGGATCGGCGTCATCTGATCCCGATTTGCCCGCGCCTTGATAGGCAAACTCACCACCTTCGCCACGCGTCGAGCCGTAGGCCAGCGCAATGGCGATCGCGGCGTCGCCGTGACGCACCCCGCCTGTCCCGGCTTTCACCCGCAAGCTCGGGAGCATGGGAATGCCGCGCACCATCTTGAGCGCACGCAGATCCGCGAGCACCTCAGCGTCGCGCGGGATCAGGATGTCATCGTCCTCGAATGCGCCCTTCAGCGGCGGCAGCTCGACGCGATACCACTCCGTCGTGATCTTGATGGTTTCCGTCCCGTGGCCGGTCTCCAGATCTTCCGCGATGCCCGCCCCAATACCGGTGCCGTCCACCCGCGCACCCACGCGGCGAGGAAGTGCCTTCAATATGTGGGCGGCAATCTGCTTCTGTTGCGCGAACGGCACGCGATCAAGCTCGACGAGGAACGGCACGACGCGCTTCAACGTCCGCATTACCTGAATAGGGGCGAGGATCGAAAGGTCGCGGTAACGGCCGACGTCCATCCCAAAACCGGACCGAAGGAGCGGGTCGATCGTCTGCTTCAGAACCGGATCGAGGTAGTCCGCAATCCAAGCCGCGATTTCGCTCTCTTTTTTGGGCGGCGGCAGCTGGAAGAACGAAGGTGGCAACGCGAGGCGCAATACCGGGGCCTCGAACATGCGCTCCTCGATCATGGCGGCAGACAGGAAGACGCCCGAGCCCTGCGCGGGAACGCAGTCGAGTTCCTCTTCCGCCGCGTCACCATAGAAGGCGCGGATCTCGTCCCGCCAAAGAGCCTCGGCCTCTGGAGACCACTCCTTACCCGTGACGAGGCAGATGCGCTGGAAGAGCCCCTCTTGAAGCGCCTCGTCGAAATCCACCCTCATGTGGGTATAGGGCTTTCGACCCTTGAGAATGTCCTGGCAGAGTTCATTGAAAGGGTTCGCCGTGCCGTTGTGCGTCGAAACGACGACCACCTGACCGCCCCACATCAGGAAAGCCAGCGCGGCCTTGAGCAGCTCCGCGAGGCTGTCAACGAATGCGGCTTCGTCGATGATGACGCACCCTTGTTTGCCGCGTAGCGAACGCGGCGCTGAGGAAAGCGCGAGGATCTCGAACCCCGAGGCGAACTGGATACGAAATGCCTTGATTTGCCGCGTGTCAGCCGGGTTGGCAGGGTCGACATCATCAAACAAGAGTTCGCCGGTATCGCCAGCGGCAAGTGCGAAGGCACGAGCCCACATCGCGCAGGCGTCGATAAACTCTCGGGTCATCTCCTGCGAATAGGAGATGTACATCACGTCATAGCCGCGCGCCTTGCGCTCGCGCGACGCCCGCAGCACCGCGTAGGCCGCGAGACCCCAGGTGAAGCCGATGCGGCGGGACTTCTCGACGACAAGCACCGCCGTCGTTTCGAGAAGATGCACGCCACGCTTCTGGTAACCGAGCAGGAGATCTGTGCGCGGAATGCCAAGCGCGAGAACGGCCTCCTGCGAAGCCGCTCGGATCGCCGCCCATTCTTCGCGGGAAAGCGGCGCGCTCACGCCCCTTCCTCCCGAATGCCAAGCACGTCGCGCTTGATCGCTTCGACCGTCTCTGCCGTGAGACCCTTCGCCTTCCCAACTGCCTCGATCGCCGCCACCGCTTTTTCGGTCGCGCGCTTCTCCTCCGCCGCTCGGCGATCGGTGGAGATCTTCTGGCCGACCATGATTTCCTTGAACCCGCGAGAGAGCTTCATGGCGCTATCCGCCGTGTGCTCTGTTTTGCCGGGTTGAAGAAGTTCGAAAATCAGGGTCTTCAGGAATTCTCCGAGCACGATCGAATGATCGTCGATCTTGCCGGGATCGATGTCGCCGGAGAGCGCAGAGAAGATCTCCCGCGTTTCCCGGTGCTGCCGCGTCGAGGCCGCAAGGCGGATCGCGCGGCGGTTGAAGGCGGATTTGGAGACCGGCTCGATCCCTTTCACGGCCAAGCGGTCGTTGAACTCGAACAGGATGTCGGCTTGCGTTCGCTGACGCTCCGCCAGCTGCTGGCACGCCCAGACAAGATCGTCCTGTGCCTCCTCGGGCAGAAGATCGAGCGATGAAAGGCGACCTCGGCCCCGTTGCTCGGCCATGTCACGCCTCCGGCGGCGACGGCCGCTTGATGCCCTCGATCACGATGCGGCGCGCGACATGATCCGCACCCTTGGCCATGATGGCCGCGACACGAACCGAACCGATCTCGTGAACCTTCACGGCGCCGAGTTCGGCGAGGTGGCGCAGCTCGTCGTGGACCCAATCCCGACTCTTGGAGATCCCGAAGGTCACCAGGGTTTCGCGCAGGAGATCGGAGTTGAGGCGACCGTCCGGCTGCTCGTTAAGCGCCTTCAGGAGGATGAGGCGCGCGTCCTCGCGAATGATGCGGTCCATCATGATCACGCCCTCTTGGACTGTTCGAGAAGGAACTCCTGAAGCCGGCCGGAAATCGCCGCCAGCGGAACGAGGCGTTCGTTGAGCACCTCGATCGTGCCGCGCATCCGTTCCATTTCGAGCTGCATCTTGTGGACGCTCTCGCGGTCCGGCACGCCCTTGAGCTCCCCCTCGACCCGCGCGATCCGATCCTCGACGAGGTCGATCTTGCGATCACGTTCGGCGACGGCCGCGTCGAGCTTGCCCTCCAGCTTGACGACTTTCTCGCCGGCTTCCTTGCCCGTGCGCGTCAGCCAGGAATAGACGATCGCGCCGATCGCCAGCGCGGTCGACAGAACGCTCAGCCAATCCTTGAGTTCACCGGGGCTTCCCATCAGTCACGTCCTTCAACAGCCGCCTTGCGGCGCTCTTCGCATTCAAGAAGGGAGGCGATGTCGCGCCCCCAGAAGCTGGTCACCTCAGCCGCCGTCATGCGGCGATCCGGGAGATCGACCGGGCGGCTGCACGGTTCCTTCGCCGCCTCCGGCACCGCCCTCCGAATTTCGACGTTGCGGATCTGCGGCGCGGGCCGCTCCGGATCGGCGCAGGAGCTGCACGCGAGCGCGATCGAGCCCGCCAGCATTGCCATTCGGCAGGGTGACATTTTTCACCTCCAGTTCGGCCAGTGCGGCCCGAAGGCCGGAAATCGTCTTCTCGGCCTCCGCCGAGGCCTTCTCGGCAGCGATCGCGTTCTCGGCGATCGACTTCTCGACCGCCGCGTTTGACTTCTCGATCTCGGCTTTCCAATGCGCGTCCCGCGCGGCGAGGGCCTCGGTGCGGGCGGTCTCGACCATGCGCTCGATCGCGACCATGCCGCGCCAGAAGCCGACGGCACTGACAGCGAAGAGCGCCGCGACCAGGAGCGCGAGAACGACGCCGCGCCCAAGCTTCATGCCGTCTTTAGTTCCCAACAGAGCGAGGAGTGCCTCGAACATCAGCGGCCCTCCCCGTTCTCGACTTCCGGCTCGGGCTCCATCTCCCTTGCGACCCGCCGACGCGGCGGGCGGTGGCCCGCCATGGTGCGCATGTCCATCGAGCCGAAGAACCGGTGCAGGCCGAGCATCGAGGCGATGAGCAGCACCATCGACGGCACGACGATCGAGGCCATGGCCACGGCCTCGCGCTGGCCGGCGAGTGCGCCGGCGACGAGCGAGAGAATGACCGCCCAGGCGAGGCCCGACGAAAGCCAGAGCGCGCGCTTGGAGGTCGAGTAGGACGGCTTGACGATCTCAGCCATCACGCACCTTCTTCTCGTGCGGGAGCGGCGGGCGGGCGAGGCGGACAGGCCCATCGAATGGCGCAGCGAGCTTCGGTTCGCCCTTCGGCCAGAAGTGCCCGACGAGCTTGCCCTTCGGGAACATCGCGATCGAGACCTGATCGTTCTGGTTGCCGCCGAGGCCCTGCAGGAACAGCCCGTTCTCGGCGGTATAGAAGAACACGTGGCCGGAGGTTGGCCCCCGGCTCGACGAGATCACGGTGATGCAGCCGACCATCGGCGCGTCGAGCCGCTCGAAGGCCGGATGCTTGACGAAGCTCCGCGCCATTGCCGAACCCGAGCCCTTGACGCCGGCGGCATCGAGCATTGCGTTGATGAAGATCGCGCACCACGGCACCACGCCATCTTCCCCGGCGAGGCTATCGGCCCCGGCCATGCGACGGTATTCCATGATGCGGGGGTTCGATTTCGGTCCGGGCACTTCGGCCTGCCCGATCTCTTCGATCGCGGCTTTCATCCACGGCGGCAGGATGAAATCGCGCAGGTGCGGTGCCTTGGCAGTTGCGGCGGCGAGAGACATGACGGGCTCCGGGTTCGGTGGAAATCAACCGATCCCGAAATTCGCCCGTTCGCGCTTCTTTAAGGGCTGCGACGCGCGTCGCAGCCTCCCTAGAATAACGAGCCCTGATCCTTGGATTTTTCGTTGCGCCGGCGTGAGCCGAAACGCTGGATTGTGCGCCGCGTGGTTCCGGCCGCGCGGGCAGCTTGGGATATATTGTTGGTCTCCGCAAGGGCTCGCTCGTAGCCCTTCGCTCGCTGGCGCAGGAACTGATTGTAGCTGTTCGTCGGCGGCAGCGGGATGTCGAGATCGATGCGCCCCCGGCCCGAGGTGAAGTGCTTCGAAATGATCTCCGCCTTTTCGGCGCCGACCGCCTTCACGAGCCAGTTGTCCGGCGAAAGCCGCGACGGAATGCGGGCGAGGATGCCACCCTTGGCGTCGGCGATCGCCAGCGCGGCGCCGAGCCCGGCGACCTCGGCGATCTCAGCCAACAGGGCGGGCAGGCGATCACGCATCGCCGGTCTCGCGTTTGACGCTCGGCTTCCCTTCGTGCCGGAAATGGTTCTTTGGCACGGTCGAGACGACGCGGTTTTCGACCAGGACGAACTTGACGCCCTCGACGACAACGGCGTCGCCTTGCTTTTCGACGCCGCGCCGGACGAGGTCGGCAATATGGCGACGGACCGCGCGCACATCGACGCCCTTGGCGCGCTCCAAGTAGCGCAGGACCGCGTGATCGGTAACCGAGGGGAGCGGAGCCGGGCGCTTCATTGCAGATCCTTGCGGGTCGAGCCGGGCGGAGGCGGCGGGGCGAGTTCAAGGGCGACGAGCTGCGCGGTCAGCCGCGTAAGGGCGCGCTGCAGCGCCGGGCGATAGGGCGAGCGATCCGGCTCGCGCCGGAGCTTGGCGGCGATCCCGGCCCGCTCTTCCTCCAGCCGCGCGCGATCGCCGGTGTAGACCAGCGGCGGCGCGAACGGGGTTGAGGGGCGGACCGGGCGGGGCATATCAGCGCTCGATGCCCCCGCAGAGCTGGAACAGATAGGCCGGCGAGATCCGGCTGGCCTTCTTCGGAACGGTGATGATGCCGGCCTCGTGGAGGCAGGCGGCGGTGAGCTCGGAGCAGAACCAGCGGCCCTTGTCGTTCCACGGCGGGCGGAACGGGAACGCCAGCGTCCCGAAGTAATCATAGTGCTTGCCGATCTGGGCGGCCGCGAAGACGGCGGCATGGGAATGCTGCTCGGGCGTGCAGTGCAGCGCGATCGTCAGTTCGCGCTTCGCGGGCAGCGAGGCGGGCGTGCGCAACCGGACGCCGGAAACCGGCATCGCCGAGACCAGCCCCGCGTTGAGGACGAGATCGCAATGATTGATCCAGCTTCCCGAATGCCAGGAGATCAGCGGCGAGATGATCGGCCAGCCGAGGTCACAGAAGCGGACGGCGATGGAGGGCGTCATGCGGAGGCTCCCTGTTTGGATTTTCCCCGATCGCGGATCGCCTTGAGCGCCTCGACGATCTTGTTGGCCTGCGCGTTGTCGAGCCAATCGGGATGGCCGATGCCGGAGCCCGGAGCGCCGCCGGGCGGGCGGGTCATGCGCTCGACAAACGAGAGAAGCGCCTTGCGGTCAGGGCGCTCGATCAGCGCGCGCCGGCCGAGTTCGGTCCAGAGCCCGAAGATCAGGCGGACGACCGGGCGGGACGATTTCTTGCCGTCCGGCGCGCCCTTGAAGCTCGATTGAAAGCCGAGCGCCTCGAAGGCCGAGAGCGCCGTCTGAAGCTCGACATCGGACATCGCGCCGGCGCTATCCTTGCCGGTCGCGGTGCAGAGGAAGGCGCGGTAATCCGCCTCCTCGAGACCGAGCTGGCGCTTGGCGACGTGGATCTTCTGGATCAACCGGGTTCGGGAGAGTGCGGGACGGGTCATGCTTCGCCCTCACGCCGCCGCAAGGTCGATCGTGACCGCGCGCCAAGGGGCATCGGATGCGGCGCGCTCGTAGAAGCGGACGTAAGCCTTGGTGCCGACGACGCGTATCGCATCGCGGATGGCGTCCATAGCCCGGCTCCAGCGATCATCGCTCACGTCGAGGCGCAGGAGCGAGAACAGTTCGGCCCGGTTGATCTGGCCCTCCTTCTCGACCGAGAACACGCGGTTCACGAGCGCGCGGATCGCCTCATGGCTCTGTGCGCCCCATTCGAGCAGGCATTCGTCGATCAGCTTCTTCGCGCTCTGCAGCTCCGGCCCGAAGGCGATCTGGTCGGCGATCTGAACCTGCACCTTCTGCAGCCCGTCGAAGGACTGGAAGGTGACGTTGCCCTTCGCGCCGCCGGCGCGTGCGCCGTATTCCTGCTCCAGCAAGGTCTGGAAGCCGTTGAGGTCTTCGAAGGTGTGCGACTTGAAGCGGGCGATCTGGCCGGAGAGATCGCGCGCGAAGCCCATGACCTTGCGGACAACCTCGTCCTCCAGCTTGTGCTGCGCCTTGACGGTCTCGACCGGGATCAGTGCGCCCTTGGCGTCGCGCAGGTAGAGCTTGCCTTCGATCTCGATGGTGTTGGTATCAGTGCTCATTTGAAGGTCCTCTTGATGCTGAAATGTTTCTCGCCGGCCAGCGCGAGCGTCTGGCAGGCCTTGTCGAACCGGATGCGGGCGGTGCGCTCGTAGGGGCCGGAGGCGCGATCGACCTCCGCCGCTGCGAGCACAAACTCGTGGAGCAGAGCTTCGAGCGGGTGCGGTCGGCTGACCGGAACGGGCGTTTCCGGCCGTGGCGCGGGCTCAGTCCAGCGGGCTTTCGCCAGCGTGGCCTCGCGCTCGGCCGAGGCCAGCTCAGCGCGCAGGCGTTCGTTGGCGTCTGCGCTCGCAGCCACTTCATGCCGAACGGCGTCGAGCTCCCGGTGCAGCGCCTCGGCGTCACGATCGGCCATCAACGATAGATAACCGCCGGCGAGCGACTGGATATCCTCGACGCTGGCCATGCCAGCCGCGCGGCGCGAGACCATGACGCGGCGGGCGATATCGACCGGGCGCGAACTCTCGGGTGCCGGCCGGTCGAGCCGCGCCAGCGCCATCGCCTCGCAATGGAGCGTGAGGCAGGCCTCGTCGAGCCGGTCGCGGAGGTCGCGATCGGTCGCACGCTGTCGCTCGACATTGGCAATCGCGCCGATGACATCCGAGACCGGCGCGCCGATGTAGGATGCGCAGGCGAGTGCCGAGACGGCCTTCAACTGCTCGCAGAGCCAGAGGAACTCGTCGCGCGCGCCGGCCGCGAGATCGTCGGCACCGAGACGGATATGGCCCTCGTCGATCTCATAGGCCGAGGCGACATAGGCGAGGATGCCGGTGAGCGTCGGCTCGGGATGCGTGGCCGCGAGCGCCGGGCCGGCCTCATCAAGGGGGCGGAAAGCGAGCGCGTTCATGCCGCCACCGCCTTTCGCTCGGCACCAAGCTCCGCGAGGCGAGCGCCTTGATGGAGCGCGAGCGCAGCCAGCCGGATCAGGTCCGGCAGTTCGTCTGCGGGACAGGTGTTGACCGCCGGCCTCAACAGCGCGGCGGCATTGCCGGCGTCTTCCCCGAGCACCGTCAGTTGCATCACGAGCGCCGCAACGAACTGACGGTCCTGATCACGGTGCGTGCCTTCGGCATGGGCCACGCATTGGGCAGCGAGGAAGCGCAGTTCCTCGGCGAGCGAGAATTCAACCATCGCTCTTCTCCTGATTTTTCCGGTTCCGGGGGCAGGCGCGGCAGGCATGGAAAAGCCGCGCCCGGATGGAGTTCGTGACCGAGAACGGCCGCTTCTGCTCGTCGAGACAGCGCGTGGTGGGGACCGGACCGAGGATCGGGCAATCCACCTGTTCGCCCATGAAGGCGCCCCTGATCTTCGCGAAGGCGAGTGCGACGTCGCCAGGGTATTTCCGGGCGAGAAGGTGCGAGACCAGCGCGCCCGAATAGCCGAGGCGAGTGGCCACCGAAGCGGCGGTCGCCTCGCGGCAGGCGCGGGCCAGCGCCTCGATCTCCGGCGGGAGATCGTCGCCCCATGCGACGCGGGCCTTTTCGAGCGGATCGAGCCGCGCGTTCTGGGTTCCGGTGCGAGGGCCGCGCTTCATGCTGCCCTCCCGTCGTCGTGCTGAAGGAGAGGTTGAGCGGTAACGTTAACCGGCCGCATCAAATTGAGATCGACGACGAGACCGTGCATCGCCAGCACGGCGAACGGGCCGGTGTTTTTCGCGGCGGAAAGGCGGAAATAGCCGTCGCCGCCGCTGGAGACGTAGTTCGCCAGAAACAGCCGCCCGAGGTAGAGCCGCGCTGTGTCCGTCGAAATCTGCACGTCCTCGGTCCGGGCGTGGAAGGCTAGCGCACGGGCGTCAACGACGCGAAGCGCGCGAAGGGCGGTCCACATGTTCGATTGCTTGGCCGCGAGGTCTGCATCCCGCTTGCGCGTGACCAGCCGGGCCATCAACAGCTTGCGAACCTGCGGTGCCTCGTCGTCCGTCGGCGGGAGCAGCGGCGGAAGATCGTCGACGGCCCGGTAAAGGATGACGTGACGCCCGGCGCGCGTCCGGCGCTCCGGAACGATCTCGACCGCGCCTCGGGCCATGCAGAGCCGGAGATAGGCGCGCACTTCGGTCTCGCGGAAATCGCCGGTGGCGATGTCGGCAACAGAGAAGCCTTTCGAGCGACGGGTCGCCGCGCGCATGGCGTCGAAACAGAGGATAGAACGGACGGCGCTCATCATCACGCAACCCTCCGTGCGCCCCGGACCGGCGAGCGGCCAGTGTAGAAACCGCCCGCGTAGCTCTCATCCAGCTCGCGCTGGCCGTGGGCACGCGCCCATTCGACGCAACGGTCGATGTTGGTGACGATGCGCCGGGCACGGCCTTCGCTCTCGGCGCGGATGCGGTCGAGAAGCCCGTCAGAGAACAGGAAGCCGGGTGCCAACGCGTTGGCGAGCTTGCGGGCGTCTTCAAGGTCGCAGGCCTCGGCCGTGACGAATTCGAGGACGCGGTTATGCGTGCGCTCCGAGCGTTCCAGCTTCTGCGGCAGGAGTTCCTCGCCGATCAGGATGAAGGGGCATTGGCTCGCCTCCTGCACCTCGCGAACGAGCTCGATCATGTTCTTGTCGACGAGCTTGTCGGCCTCGTCGATGAAGACCGGCGGATGGCCGGGCTCGGCAAGCCGCATGATCAGTTGCTCGGCGAGATCGGCCACGGTGCCGCGCGGTTCGTTGACGCCGAGTTCCTTGAGAAGCGCGCGCAGCAGGGTGCGCTTGGTCCAGCTGTCGCCGATCTCGACGCGCGGCCCACCGGTGCGGTTCTGGGCGTAGATCGCGGCATAGGTCTTGCCGTAGCCCGAATAGCCGTGGAACACGCCGAAGCCCGGAAGATGGGCGCCGCGCGAGGTCATGCGTTCGACGAGCACGCGCATGGCGGAGACGTTGCGGAGCGGCGCGAAGCGGGGCGTTGTCGCGCTTGGCGTCTCCGTCTTGATTTCCTTGTGTTTGGTCATGTATCGTTCCTTTGCTGAGACTTCGCGCCCCGGTTCACGCCGGGGCGTCATTTTTTCGGGGCGCCTTAACGCAACGCCGCCTCCCCGAATTCCTTGTGCATGTCCTGCAGGCCCTTGAACTCGGCCGATGTCCGGTAGGAGCCCAGCCAGATCGCCTCGTCGTTTTCGAGCTGTTCGCCGGCCGCGATCCGCGCTTCGAGATCGAGCGCGCGGCGGTAGCGCTGATGCGGTGTCTCGCTCGTGCGAAGAGGCTTGACCTTGGCCGGCGCAGGCGCGGCATCGTCGTTCGCGCCTTGGGCGATCTCGGCTTCGATCCTTGCGAGCATGTCAACTTCGGCCGCGCTCGGTCTGGAGACCGCCGGCGCCCGTTTGCCCTTCAGGATATCGAGGGCGAGATCGGTCTCGGCGGCGCCTTCAAGTGCGGGCGAGGAATAGGCAGCGGTGCGCTTCGGGAACTCGGTGAGCTTGCCCGCGTCCTTCGCCGCCTGCCGGGCGATGGCATCGACCATGTCGCGCGGCTTGATCCTCGCGGCTTCCTTGCGCAGCGGTGCAACCCGCTCGGCGACATAAGCCTTCTGCGCAGCCTGCGCGGCAGCGACGGCTGCGGCCGGATCGACCCCGGCAAGTTCCGGGCAGACGGCGATGGCGCGGAACGTCTCGCCATCCTCGGCAAAGAGGAAGGCCCGGCCCATGTCCGCCGGGTCCATGCGCACCAGCACCGTCTCGCCCGGCATGACGCCCGGCGCGAGGTAATGCGAGCCGTCGATCCGAACGCCGAGCTTGCCGACCTGACGGATGCCATCCTTGCCCGCGACCGGCGCGAGCAACACGGCCAGCGCGGCCTCGCTCTCGATCCGGCGCACGGTATCGCGGCTTGCGGCGTAGACCTGAAACGGTGTGGCCTTGCCGATGCCGCCATTCGGCCGGTGGGCGTAGCGGTCTTCGCACCAGCTATCGAGGTAGTTTGCGAGTTCGGAGGCCGAGAGATCGACCTGAAAGGCGCGGGCGTCATCCTGCCCGAGACGTTTCGAGAATGCCTTGCGGTTCTCGATGGCTTTCCGGTCCGCGACCGAATGGCCGATGAAGCCCGGCAGGGTCGGCATGAGATCGCGTTGCATGGTGCCGATCGCGCGCTCTACGACGCCCTTCTGCTCCGGGCTGAAGGGCGCGGAGGTCTCGGTCTCGATCTTGAGGGCGGCTAGGAGGCGCTTTGTCTGCCGCGCCACGAAATCCGAGCCGTTGTCGGTCTTGATCCGCTCCGGCACGCCCCATGCGAGCAGCGCCTTCTTGAGCAGGAGGCCGACCGCCTCGGCGCGCGGAGTGCGGCTGACATAGGTGATGATGCGCCGCGAGAAGACGTCAACGCAGACATAGACCGAATGCCGGCCATCCTTGCACAGTGCATCCACCGGCGAAGCGTCGATCTGCCACTGCTCGTTGAGGCGCCGGATCAGATGCGCGGACGACCCGGAAACCCGCATCCGGCTCTTGAAAGCATCGGGATTGTGAAGCGCGAGAAGTTCGGCCCGGTGCGTCGATTTCAGCTTCTTCAAAACCGTTTGAAAGGCGCGGATCGTCGGCATCGCGACCCGCTCTCCCCGATACGCGACGGTGTCGCCGAACTGGTCGCGGCAGATCGTGCGGATATGGTCGGCCGAGAGGTGCGGTTGATGGGCGTGCAGGGCGAGAATTTTCGCCTTGAGCGCGCCGCCCTCTGCCTCGTCCATGATGCCCTTGCCGCGCCGCGATGCGCCGCGATCGACGCCGAGCCGGTCGACCTCACCGGCACGCGTCGCCTGCAGCCAGCGCCACAGCGTGCGGCCTGAAACTGTCCTGATCTGTCCCGCGACCCAGATTGGCGCTTCGACGTGGCCGGCGTTGTAGAGGTCCGCGAAGGTCGCGACGGCGGTGAAGGTGCCGAGGCCGACATTCGCGTGCCAAACCTTGAACATCCCGACGAGGTGCAGGCGCGCATCGCGCGCTTCCATCGCGCCTTTGGTCGCCGGGTTCGATCCGGCATAGTCCGGCGCGGCGGCGGTTTCGGCCGCGCCGGCGTCGGGCTCGACGAAGCGGGCAAGAAGGTGCATCCGGGCGTCAACCGGGAGCAACTCGATCCGGTATTCCATGCCGCCGCCACGCCCGGCACGCTCCCGCGCGAAACGCGGATGCCGGTTCCAGCCCTTGCGGTCCGCAAAGCGGATGATGCTCTCCTGCCGTTCGGGCAGGCCCGGAAGTGCCAGTTCGGCGAGTTCGGCTGCGGAATACCAGAGCTTCATGCGCCGGCTCCGGCTTTCTTGGCGCCCTTCGCCGGCGCACCGGAGACCTGCACGGCGATCCGCGCCTTGGTGCGCTGGTCAGCCCGCCCCCAGAGCGCGAGGAACGACTGGAACAGCTTCTCCTGCGGGTCTTCCTCGACGATCACGTCGAGGCCGAGCGCGACGCGCGCACCCTTGACCTTGGAGGCGGCGCCCGAGGCGAGCAGCCGCGCGGCCTCGACCTGTTTTTCAGGCTCCAGCGCCGCCAGCTTCAGGAGTTCGGACTGGTTGTCTGCGAGGGCGGAAAGGCGGAGCGCGTCGCGCGCCTCCGGGGCGAGGGATTTGACCAGTTCAAGGCAGAGCTGGACTGCCCTCTCGGACATGCCGAGCCTTTTGGCGGTATTCTTCGAGAAGCGTTCGCCGAATTGTCGCAATGTTTGCGACAATTCCTTCTTGCGTCGCCCCGGCTTGGTCGTTTCCGGGTGCAGGAGGTCATAGACCGCCTTGCGTTCAGCCAGAAAGATCGCGCGGTCGAGCGCCGAAAGCTCTCGGCGCATCAGGTTCTCGTCGATCTCGACAAGGCGCGCCTCTTCCGCCGTCAGGTTCTTGACGATGGCATCCACATCGGTCCAGCCGAGCCGACCGACGGCGGCAAGCCGATGCCAGCCGGCAACGAGCTGGTAGCGGTTGCCTTCAGGGCGCAGAATGATTGGGCTTTGCAGGCCAATTTGTTCGATCGAGAGCGCGATGGCCTCGACATGCGCCGGGTCGACGGGGCGGAGGCGATCCGTGGCGTCGATCTCGCTCAATGCAATGGCGACGATCTCGCCGAAAAGCACGCGTTCGGCCATCACGCAGCCCTCGCCGCTTCGGCGCGAACCTGCCGGAAGGTCCGGGGCGTGCCATCGGCATGGTAGAACTGTGGCCAGATCGTCTGGCGCGGGACGCCGAGGAATTCGGCGATGACCTGATGCGCGCGGGGGAAGCGCTCGCGGGTGGCCTTGTTGAAAGTGATCCTGGAGAAGCCGTGCTCCCGTCCGAGAGCCTGAAGGCTCGATCCTTTCTTGCGCACCGCCGCGATGATGTCTTGCGGATGCCAGCCGTCGTTCTTCGCCACCGTAAGTGCCCTCTCGTGGAATCTCGCGCGGCGTGGTAACCATGCGTAGAAATGCAACTTGTATGACCATAAAATACGGTGTTTCGTATTTCCGTCAAGCGGAAATCAACCGCCGTTCGGAGTTTCGTATGGTGGGCGATTTCGGAGGAAATCCGGAGTTAGATGCGATGGCTCGTCGCCTGCGCGAACTTGTGAAAAAAGCTGGCGGAAATCAAAAGGTTGCCGACATTGCCGACGTGCCGCTCAGCACGCTGAACACAATTCTTGCCGGTAAGACGGACCCGCGCCTTTCGACCCTCAGGAAGATCGCGCCCGCTCTCGGCGTGCCCGTTTCAATGCTGATCGAAGACGTTTCCGGGACTGAGAATACAGAAAACCGTATTTCAGAGGACCTTGTCCTGATTCCCATGCGCGACGTGTCCGCCTCTGCGGGTCCCGGCGCGGAGAACGGCGACGAGCCGGTGATCGGCTACATGCAGTTCCCTGAAGCGTTCGTGCGGAGTTGGGGGCGATCGCCCGCGCGGGTCGAAGCCATCCAGGCGCGCGGCGATAGCATGTATCCAACGATTCACGACGGGCAGTGGGTCCTGATCGACCGCGCCGATGTCGAGCTCATGGACGGCCTGGTCTACGGCTTCAGGACGCCGGACGGCCTGCGGCTCAAACGGTTCCAGAAAGCGATCGACGGCACGCCGATGCTTGTTTCGGACAATCGCGACCTCTACGCTGTCGAGCGCCTGTCGCCGGAAGACTTCAACCAGCTGCGCGTCGCCGGCCGTGCATTTCTGACGCCGAGAATGATCTGACAGGGCAGGCGTGCCCACGAAGCGGATAAGGAAGGCTAGTCATGTCGCGGTTCATATTAGGCGTGCTTGGCGCCTTCGCGTTGATGGGGGCCTTCGTGGCCGGCTTGGATGTCGTTGCGATTGAGGGCCGAGCGGGCGCGACCGTATTCCAGCAAATGGTCGCGAGGCTCGGCTTTGGCTTCGCCGCGTTATCCTTCATTCTTTGCGTCGGGTTTTTCGGCTTGATCAACGCCGTGAAAGAGCAGGCGAGCTGCGGCACCGAACATCTCAAGGTGCTGCAGGAAATTGCCGAGGCGACAAAGGCGAGCCGTGCCATACTAGAGGCGCCGGAGAAACGCGCCGCCGCCGAGCAGGCTGAAAAGGATGCGGCCGAGAAGAAGGCCCGCTACGCCGAATATCGCGAGAGCCTCAAGACAGGTAGACGGATCGAGGTCGAGGCTGCCATGCTCGCCAACACTCAGCCGGCCAAACCGAGCGCGTGA